CGAGCATTATTTTTGTATGGTGCTAGATCGTGCAACAGTTAGCGAACTAAAAGGTTCACATGACACTATGGCGCAAGAGAGGTAGCATGACTCCAGAAGTTAAAGTCAAAGCAAAGGTTAAAAAACTTTTAGCTGAAGGGAAACACTACTACACCATGCCTGTGACTGGAGGGTACGGCAATAGTGGAGTACCTGACTTTATCGTGTGTGTCAAAGGAAAGTTCTTAGCGATAGAGTGTAAGGCTAACGGTGGTAAGACTACCGCATTGCAAGAAAAAAACTTAAACGATATTAGAACGAGCGGTGGTGTTGCGCTAGTCATTACTGAAAACGATTTAGATTATCTTAAACAAATTCTAACGAACATGGAACACATATATGACTAAAGAAGATATTTGGGAAGACTTTATAGCACCCATTGGCGGGGCAACGCTTTTTGTTATTCTGTTTGGTGCAGTAATAGGGTTATTAATTTGGGCGCTTTACTCAATATTTGGCATGACGCAAGAACAAATAGATCAGCTTAACAAACCAAGGATTGCCTACAAGTTTGAAGACTGTGAGATATGGATATTTCAAAACACACATTACGTTACTAGGTGCGGTAATCACACAGTAACTGAGCGTCACTACTCAGAGTATTGTGGCAAAGCGTGTACTAAACAAAAAGTAGAAAGGATTGAGAATGAATGAAACAGACCGAGAACACTTGCATAAATTGTATGCAGGGTTCGCAATGATTGGGTTGCTTATGCGTGGTAATGATCCTCGCATACCCGCAGAATCTTTTAATATAGCAGATGCTATGTTAGAGGAAATAGATGCAAGAGACAACAAAGGTATTGCATCAATAGTTAGAAAGTACAAACGAAAGGAAAAAGTAAATGAAGAAACCAATAGCACAGATTAGTAGAGTAGAGCGTTACATGGCGAAATACCCTAGTGCCAAACCTAGAGAAATAGCAGAGGCATTAGACATACCACTACAAGCGGTGTATCAATATCGTATGCTAATCAAGAAAAAGAGAATTCAACTACAAGCGATGAATGATGTAGAGTCTGAATTGGATACGGCTAAGAAGATTCATAGATTATCTATGGGGAAAATAAGAATGCGGGGTAGCGATCATGTTGTTTCTCTTAATCCTTTGCCTGATGTATTTAAGAATCCACGGCAAGGTGAAACAGTAGATAACGTCAATCATCCCTCACATTACAAAGTGGGCGGTATCGAGACTATCGACTTCATTGAGGCGAAGAAATTAAATTACAACTTGGGTAACGTCATCAAATATATTACTAGAGCAGAGCACAAAGGTTCTTATTCAGAGGACTTACAGAAGGCTCGGTGGTATCTTGATAGAGAGATCATGAGTCAACATATTTCTAAGTAATCCTAGGGGGCTACGCTTGGGCGTAGTTCCCTTTTTTTGTAACTATTGAAAGTGTTATTTAAGGAAACTGGCATCATGGAATTGAAACTAAATGCGGGGGTCGAGATTTTAATTGAGCGCATGAAGTCTAACCCTGAAGAATTTATTGATGAAAAAGGCTCTCTCATAGATGGCGATACAGTCGTGCGTGGAAGATGGCATAAGATTATCCTAGCTGTTCTTACAAAAAAGAAAGTGCGTGTCGTCAAGAACAAACAAGAAGATGTGTACTGGAAAGAACTATCGTGGATGACCGATGAAGAGATTGATGCGTTGTACGATGGGTTTATGGAGATGATGCGTAATAAATTCACAGGCGACGTTATGGTTAAGTTGGCGGGCGAAACGCAACAAGTCGAGGAAGAAGGGCTTACTGTTCCACACATAGCAAGATTCAATAATAGTAATAGATACTCATATGAATGGGCAGATCCTAGAAGCGTAACTGGATTTTTTGCAAAAAAGGAAACAAAATGACAGAAAGAATAGAACCAGTAGAACTAACAGGCTTAACGATTTTGTTAGAGCGCATGAAGACGCACCCCGAGGAGTTTGTAACATCCTACGATGGGGAGTTTACTCGGAGAAGGGCTAAATGGGACGGCATATTGAACAACGCTAGTTCGTTTATGACTGAGGACGAATTCTTTAAACTTGAGAAAGGACTCAGGGACTGCGCTAGAACAATCTTTAATGGTAAGGTTCTTGAGGTACTTGCTGGTCAGGGTCATGATGAGCTTGGGGTGGAATTGAAAAATATGTCTGCAAGTGGAATACATCAAAGCGCACTTTCGGAACTAACACGACAAAATAATAATGCAATTCGTAAGATGATTGATAATGCGCCATTCGAAGTGCAACGCAATAGATCGAGGATGATATGAAATGTCCCAAATGCGAACACACAAAATCAATGGTAGTGGAGTCAAGGAAGTCTCCCGATCACGACAATCTAAGAAAGCGATATTGCCTGAAGTGCGGGAACAACTTTATAACGAAGGAAGTTCTATACGAAGGCAGACTCAGTCGTGCGGACAAAATCAAGCGCAGAGACCACAATGGCCTTTTCCAACCAAAGTCTTAGATGGCTTAGGAAATTCTTTAGCGTTCAATTCTGACAATTTTGAAGAGGCATTATTTTGAGCATTATTACGATTGACTTTGAGACGTACTACGACTCCAAGATCAAACTAGGGTTCAAGCACCAAACGACCGAGGAGTACGTGCGAGACAAACGATTCCATGTAATTGGTGTCGGTGTTAACGTGGATGGCAAAACAACGTGGGTAAGTGGGACTCATCAAGAGATAAAAGATTTCTTATTGACTCTTAATATACCGCAGCGGGCACTACTCGCACACAATACTCTTTTCGATGGATGTATTCTTAAATGGATATTTGGTATTGAGGCTAAGTTTTATCTTGATACGCTATGTATGGCGAGGGCGGTCAATGGCGTTGATGTAGGCGGGTCACTGGCATCGCTAAGTAAGCTCTATGCGTTAGGCGAAAAGGGCGACGAAGTTGTGATGGCGGAAGGTAAACGTCGAGAAGATTTCTCAGCAGAGGAATTAAAAGCTTATGGCGAATATTGCAAAAATGACGTAGAGCTAGGATTAAGGCTATACCATAAATTGTCGAACGAGTTTCCGCAGAGTGAATTGCAGTTGATCGACATGACTTTAAGAATGTTTATCTTCCCAGTTTTGCGAGTGGACGATGAGTTGCTACTTGACCGACTTGAATTGATTAAGCGATTTAAAGAATCATTGTTAGAGAGTCTTGCAGTTGATTGGACTTGTACGACAGAAGAAGTTCGTAAGAAGTTGGCAAGTAATAAACAATTTGCTGAAGTCTTGAAAACTTATGATATAGAACCGCCTATGAAAATTAGCAAGACAACAGGCAAACAGACATACGCACTTGCTAAGAATGATGAGCAGTTCATTGCGCTAAGTGAGATAGATAATGTAGCGGTTCAACATCTTTGCTCTATCAGGCTCAACACCAAGTCTACGATCGAAGAGTCAAGGATTGAGAGATTCTTAGGTGTTGGTAAGCGTAACAAGGGCTGGCTACCTATCCCATTAAAGTATTATGGTGCACACACAGGTAGGTGGGCGGGTAGTGACAAGGTGAACTTTCAAAACTTACCCAGTCGTGACAAAGAGAAGAAGGCTCTCAAGAACGCAGTCATTGCGCCCGATGATCACATTGTGATTAACTGCGACTCCTCACAGATTGAGGCTCGTGTCTTAGCGTGGTTGGCTGGTCAGGATGATTTGGTGCAATCGTTCGCTGAAAAGCGTGATGTGTATTCAGAGTTCGCAAGTAAAGTTTATAACCGTCCTATCAGTAAAAAAGATCCTATTGAACGCTTTGTTGGTAAGACATGTATTCTAGGACTAGGCTATGGTACTGGAGCATTAAAACTTCAACATACACTTAGCACTACACCACCTGGAGCTACATTTACCGAAGCTGAGTGTAAAGAGATTGTTGACATCTATCGTGACACAAACGACAAGATCATTGCGCTATGGAAAGAGGGCGACAATATGCTGAAAGACTTAGCTAATTGGGGCGAGACAAAGCCGTTCTACTATGGGCAACACAAATGTGTAAAGATATATAAGGAAGGCATTAAACTGCCGAACGGACTTTTCATCAGATATCCTGAGTTGCGTCTTGATACTGAAGAATCTAAAAGCCAATACAAATACAAGTCACGTAAGGGCCCTGTATCCATATGGGGCGGGACAGTTGTGGAAAACGTAGTTCAGGCATTAGCTAGAATTATTGTGGGTGAGCAGATGATCAAGATCAATGAGCGTTATCGTGTTGGTCTTACAGTTCATGATGCCGCCGTGTGCGTGGTTCACAAAGACGAGAAAGATAAGGCGATAGCATATATCGTCGAGTGCATGTCAGTACCTCCCGATTGGGCAAAAGGTTTGCCTGTTGCGTGTGAGGCTCAGTGGGGTGAAAACTATGGAGAAATGCAATGATTAAAGGGTGCGATGAATGTGGGGCTAATGGTGGGTATGCGTTGTATTGCCTTGTGTGCGCTGAAAAATATGTTAAGCCTGAATGGGTAGGGTTGAATGGTGCTGACTGGAACGACTTCAATCCATTATTAGTAAATGACCCACATCGAATTGCGGAATGGGTAGAGAGA